GTCAAGAATTCAGTTGAAACAGATGTTTCTGTATCAATGAAGACTGCCATACCTCCCTTGCGCTGTGTTTCTGCAAGCAAATGAGCACCCATTAAACTTTTTCCAGATGCTTCAAGACCAGTTAGTTCAGTAATTCGACCAACAGGCAACCCCGCGTTTGGACGATTGGCAATAGCCAAGTCAACCAAACTATTTCCGCTAGAAACCCAATCAACTATTTGAGAAGGATCGTCTTCGGCATCGAGAAAGAAAGCAACTTTACCGTCACTGTTCTTGTTGATAGACTCGGCCAATGCTTCTGCCAGTTCATCTCGACCGGAGGTAATTTCAACTTCTACGGATTTTTTCTTTTTTTCTTTTTCCATAATAATTATTTTTGAAAGTTAAAAAGGGTGTACCATTGTGTACAACAGTACACCCTTTTATAATTTAGTTTATTGATTGATCAACGCTTATTAGGCGTTGTTGAACAAATCATTAAACTCGTCAGCAATTGCCTTTGTGTTGGCAGGAGCCTTGACAGAAGCCTTGGCGGTTGCACTCATAACCGGCTTTGCGGCAGGTTCTTCCGAGGCAGTGTCGGTTGTTTCTGGTGCAGAATCACCGTCTGGATTTGCTTCTGAGGCATTGAGCCAAGTATCCATAACAGATGCCAGTTCATCATAAGTCAATTCAGGAAACAGGTCTGTGACATTCTTCTGATTTTTGACCTTTTCTTTGACTGCACCATCATTCACATCAAACGCAACAGTTGCATTTGGCTTGACGCGAATTGTAGTTTCTGGAAATGACTTTCCGGTTTCTTCTGCGGTTTTGAATTCCACAGTAATATCTCGACCAGATTTTAGGTCAGTAATATCACCATAGTCAGGATCAGCAATGATGGCAAGAATTTCTTGATATACTTGCTTGCCCATACCCCAGAATTTCACACCTTCAGATTCTTGACCGCGAACAAGAATAGGAACATATGTACGAAGTTTTGGTTCCAATGCACGGCCCTGTTTCCATTCTTCTTTGCTGCCAGTCTTCTTGAGCTTGCTGGCAAACTCAACGATTGGATCTGGACGACCAAACGAAGATGGAGACAAATATGTCTTGCCATTCATGTTGTAATGAAAAAGCAGTTCAATGAACGGATTTTCAGGATTGTGTGAGTAAGGAACAATACGGATCGTTTGTTTACCTTGCGGTTTCCACAATGAAGTGGATTTTGTTGTGTTGCTCTTGAGAGAATCAAGACGCGATTTAATTTTTGATAGGTCCAATGCCATAATTTTTTATTTGTTAATGTTTAATCTTGTTTGACCAATTTGAAATGCATCAACTAGGTCAAGGTTGATACAATGCATCAACAAACGACAATGGTCAATCTATAATAAGCAATATGCTCATTTTTTAATCGTTAATTAGTCATTAGTTAATTCAAATATAAGTATAAATTCATAGGTTAAATACCTAGAAAATTTATTAATTATATTTTAACAATTTTGACTAATTTTGTTGGCGTGATTTTTACTTTTCCGTCACGCGATGTGATAAAACAGCTACGATAATTGTTCCAAGATATTTGATGTGAAGATGACATTACTCCATTATTCTCAAGTTTGATCAACTCATTCAAAGCATTTATGCTATAGATAATGTTATATTCTTTTTTACGATGCACGCTCATGGTATGTGGATAAAACTCACTGCCATTCTTTACTACATTATAAGTCAAAAATATATCGTCAATATTGTCTCCACTTTGTAATACATACACTTTGCTGTCTACGATTTGATAATAGCTGCTTAATGTAGTTATTTCATTTTCGTAAGTTTGATATTTTGCAAACGTACACAACAGTTGTGCATTATATTCTGGCATATATTATGGCTGCTGTGGCATATTCTTTTCAGCAAATAGTTTATACTCTTCTCTATCATTGTTCTTGATAGAAACAATTTCACCGGACAATCCCACCACTGCCACAACATTACCTTGTGTGTCTCTATATTCACCAAATGGAGTTGGCATCCAGCCCTTTTGTGCCACAAACTTTTTGGAAATTTCTTCATAGTGTGGCTTTGCTAGTTCCGGTGCAGGGGCGGGCGCTGATGCAGGAGCCCGTGCTGCTTGTGGTGCGTTTTCTGTATCTTTTTTTGCGGACTGTTTATCCCCAACTGCTTCCGGAGAAGCGATATCATCATCGTCTCCACCGGACAGTCTATCAAATTCTTGTTCTTGATTATTGTCGCTACTCGGTGCATCGGCAGAAATGTTTGCCGTTGGGGTTTGCTTTGACGGTTCTTGTTGTACCCGACTGGCTGGTGGCTGTGGGTTTTGTTTTCTCAATTTAGTTGCGAGTTGTTGCTTTTCTGTATCAGTTGAACTTACCGCTTGTTGAGTTTGGCGTTTTTGTTTTCCTCTGCTCTTGTAATATAAATTCATTCCACCTTTACCGTGAGTTGGATCGGACCCATAATGAGTGCCTTTCTTAATTGCACGTTGCTTATATTCACCCGATGGAAAAGTTACAAGCCAGCCGTCTTTGTTATATGCTTGACGTTCTGGGTATTTACCTTCTTCCATAAAGGTTTCTACAAATTCATTAATTATTTCTTCATTTATTTTAGAATCATGCATTTTTTCCGCAATTACTGCAATGTGTTCTGAATTATGAAGATTGACGATACCATCAGGTATTCTTGAGTCCAATGCCGATTCTGTTATGATATCTTCTATAATTTTTTGTGTATTGGAAATCATGGTGATTAATTATTATTGTTCTTCGTCCGGTGTCTGTTTCATTTCCGGTACATCCGCTTTCAAAAATGCATTTACTTTTGCAAGCCCTAGACTAGAAAACTCCAAGACACTGTCTTGTGTTCTTGCAAATACCGAAGCATAATATCCACCCTTTTCGTAAATGACCAGATATCCGCTATATTTTTTCTTTGCAATTTCGTTGATTTCAGCCGATATTTTTTCTTTAGTTATTTTAAATTTAAAAAAATCCAGTGTTCTTGCCAAATAATAATACTCCTCGTTGTCTTTTTCTTCACTATTTATCTCTTTAGAAACATCAAAACTTACTGGTATATTGCTTGGCGAATCTCCGCGTTTGAGAGTGTTGGATACGTCCTTTATGGTGATTGCCGCTTTTCGTGGATCGACCAGATTAAACTCTTTGGTATCACCGCCGACAGCTATACTAAGTTTTGCCCTACCAGTATTAGCTGTATTGTCGCTCTTGTCGCCAGTTTCTTTTGGGAACGGAGAAAGCAATTTCTGCCAAATCCATTCAAATGCATAAAATACAGAAGCATGCATTTCCGACGTTCTGGTGCGCGTTATAAAGTCTTTAAATTGCTTTTTTTGCATATCTGTCACTTCTGTTTTTTTTCTAGACCCTCTCTCTCGTGCCGGATACTTTGGTGTTTTGTCCGGATTAGTTCCTTCAAGTACTTCGTCTTTTAAATACAAACCAAAATTTTTGTCGTGTCTAATCTCCGTTACGAGTTCGTCAATTGCCGTTTTAGTTTCAGACTGGTCCCAACCATCAAATGTAGCTGCACTTATTTGTATTTTTAATTCTTTGTTTTTAACTTCTTTTACTTCAACGTCGCCCAGCCCTTCCACGAGTAGAATATCCACACCCTTTCCACCGGTTTTTGCACCTTTTAATAAAAATACAAATGTTAATTCTCCGCGTCCCGCCAAAGTCTTTTTGTCTTTCTCTATAGCTCTTACAATGTCCGCATAGTCTTCAAAAACTTGCATTGCTAAAGTTATGTCACACTTGTTGTAATATGACAAAAATGATGGCTTTCCCGTTGGTGTAGGATTTTCTTTTACGGCTTTTAATATCAACCTGACGTGATCTTCGCTTATGTTTTTGCCTTGAATTTTATCGCCCAAATTTTTCTCAATACCCTCTAATGTCATGTCGGCTTTTCCAGACGATATAAGTTCAAACAAAGTACCATCTTTATAATACGGATTCTTGTATGCAACTTTGTCACCGTTTCTCTTTGTAACAAAATATTTTTCTTGCAATGCTTCTTCCGGTATTCCTACAGGCAAAGCTTTTTTTGCTTCGGCTTCTTCTTTTGCTTTCTTCTTTGCTGCTTCTCTTTCCTGTTTTGCTTTGGCTCTTGCGACAGTTCTTTCTTGCCTTGATTTTTCTTTTTCCGCAGCTATTTGTTCCGGACTGATACTCAATCTCTTTTCAGCCAAAATTTCGTTTAGTACTATCATGTTTTCTGGTGTATCATGTCCAGACACCAATCCATCATGCGAACGCATTGCCCATTCATTCAAAATGTCGTTTACGATCTTGTTTTTGTCCATGGTATATAAATATTCATATATACCACAAAACCGTCTATGATATATATGCAACTATATTATAAATATCAAGCAAGATCAATATGCTTCATATCTTTGTAATTTTTACCAATATATACTTTGACCGGAAACTTGTCGCGTTCCATGATACTTTTTAGTCTTTTTATAGTATCCATCTTGTCATCTTTGTGCATATCAAACAATATGCTGTCATATGTATACAACACAGGCTTGCTTTTTTTGTGTTTTAGGTACTCTAATAGATCACCTAAAACACCCACCGCCATCTCAGTTTCAAATGCTTGTAATATATAATTAAACAACTTGCTTGGATTGGCGTCTGGAATATGACAAGTCTTGATTTTTCTTTTATATTTGGGAGTTTCAATATATCCATTCTTGGTATAGAACTTCCATCTATGGTCAATATATTCTTGAATCTTGGCAAAGTATGGTATGTGTAGCCATTTCTTGTCAAACCCTCCATAAATCTGCGGGAAAGTGTATGCTTTGGCTACTGCAATATCTTCTTCATTGGCATCTTTCTTGTTAAAATAATACTTGGATAGATAAGCATATGGATTTTCATTTGTTTCCATATGAAAGTTGACCAAATGAGCAATAAGACGAGGATGAAAAGCATTATAATCCATCATAACAAGCATACCATCGTCGCTATGTCTACTCACAAAACATGTTCTGCTATTGTCTGTTTTGTTCAAAGCAGCATAATTTACACTTGCAAATCTATTGCTTGGTCTGCCCGTTGAAGTTAGTAGGTTATACTGCGTATATACCAGATTATTTTTAACATGCTTGGTTTGTTCGTTGCCAAATTCTTCAGTAAAATCTTCATTTACACACATACCATTGGCTTCAAGTTGTGCAAAACAGTTTGTGGTGGTATTGTTTACAAACTTAAATCCATCTTCTTTTATAATACTTGTGTCTAGTTCATCAATACCTTTTATTTTTTCCATGAACGAGCGAGCATGCTTTAGCAATGGCACACACATGTTTACATCTGGTACATTTCTGAAATTATTTTCAACAAACTTATGTGCGTTTGTGCTATAATCAACATCATCAATTTTACCTTCGCTCAAATACTTTATTAAATTAATATCCACAAAATCATAATCTTTGCCCATCAATTGCACCATATTCTTTTTGTCTATAACAAACTTGTTGCGAATACTGATTTTCAATGCTTCTTTGATTTTATACAAAGATTCTGGTGGAGTCGAACCTTCATTGTGTTTTATTGGCACGCACCAATATGATTTTGATACCAAAAAGTAAAAGAACAAAACACCAACTTCATTATTTGCAATATGCTTTTCTGCGTCCATATACACTGCA